CTGCGTCGGCTTCGGCTTTCTTGGCCTCGGCCTGTGCCCGTGCCGCCTCGGCGTTGGCCTTGCGCACCGCCGCCTTGAGGGTGATGAGCCCCAGTATGGTACCCAGCAGACCTCCCCCCAGCACTATGTTGAGTATTTCGCTCGGTGTCATCGCCTCCCGTATTTTAGCGTAGTCGTTACTGTCTGATTCCTATCTCTCTGAGCCATGCCCCCACGTCGAAGCTCGGACAAGCCTTCTTCACCCCGGGCAGGTCGCGGTGACCCACTATCCTCACCCCGGGGAAGCGGCGGTGGAAGTCCTTCACGTACTCCTCCATGGCACGCTTCTGTGCCGGTGTGCGCGTGTCCTTGGGGTTCATACGGCTGTCGCACCCCCCGGCGTACACTATGTGGCGGCTCACGGAGTTGTAACCCTTGGCTCCGTTGGTAATCTCCCACGGGTCCGCCTCCGCGTCCTCGTTGTTCCCCGTGATGCGTTCTACGGTCCCGTCGAGCCTGATGATGTCGGTGTAGCCCGGCTGCTTCCACCCGCGCCCGCCGGCGGCCGCCGGGGAGCAGTGCATCCGCCTGATGTCGGCGGCTGTCACGTCGCGCCCCCCGGGGGTGGCGGTGCAGTGGATTACGAGATACTTCACCTTAGCCATGGTCACTCGGTTTTAGTAGCGTCATTGGTGCCTCCCGACGCTGGCGTGTCTGTCTTGGCGTTGGCTGCCTTGAGGGTTGCGCTGAACTTGGGCGTGGTGCGGAAATCGAGGACCACGAACTCCTCGCCGAAGGCTATGTTGGTGTCGGCCATCATGAGCAGCTTGAAGAAGTACAGCTCGGAAGCGTTGGCGATTTTGTCTATCTGTATGACCTTCTCGTCGTTCTGGAGGTTGACGGCGGCAAAGAGGTTGCCGTCGGCATCGGGCGAGCACAGGGTGGCTACTATCACACCCTCGGGCCATGCTGACACGGTCTCTATGGTGATGGCCTTGTAGCGTTTGCGGTTGATGTCGGTCTCGCTGGCGTTCTTTGCCTCGCGCTCGGTGAGCTCGTCGTCGTATTTGTCGAAGTCCTCCACGCTCATGATGATGCGCAGGTTGGGGTTCTCGCGCATAGCCTTCGGTATGGCCTTGCGCACGGCCTTGAGACGCCCGGTCATGGTGGTCTCCTTAGCCCCGTCGGCCACGATGTAGTCGGGTGCCTTGGCGGCCTGGGTGAGGATGCCGTTCATCAGCTTGTCGTCGTTGTTGCCCTCGGCATACTCGCCGTTGACGTAGTGGTAGCCGAGTTCAAACTGCACCTGCTTCGACAGTGCGTCAAGCATGGCGTTCTGAGCCTCGGGGGGCAGTTCGCGGAACACGAGGTCGCCCGTGGGCTGCCACTTGCGCCATATATGCTCGAACTGTCGGGGGTTGAATACCGCGAAGGCCATGAAGTCGTGGGGGGTCAGCGTCTGCTCCGACCAGTTGAAGTCACCCTTGGAGTCTTCCACTGTGGGGTTCTCCTTGCGCTTCTGAAGCATCTTCCCGGTCTTCAGGCGCGGTATGCTCAGGCTCTTGCTCACGCCGGGTATGACCATGATGAGCCCTTTCTCCACAAGCTCGTTCCTTGTGGCGGCGGTGGTGAGGACCTGCTCCAGCACCTCGCCGTTGTAATTGGTGTTGTCTACTTTGATTGCCATTGCTGTTCTGATGGTTGTTTAGGTGGTTGTTACTTGTTGAGTCTGGCGCGGATTTCGTCCATGCGGGTCTCCCACGGACCTTTGGAGGGTGCGTCCGCCGCTCCGGCGGCGTTGGCGAGGGTCTGGCTGATTTTGACGGCCGGGGCCATCGCCTCCAGCGTGGTCTCGAGTTCGCCGATGCCGAGCTTCTTCCCCACGTTGATAAAATGCTCCTTCTTGTCGGCCGGGATTTTCTTGGCCGCGATGGCGGAGTCCACCGCCGAGGTGATTTGGGCGAGCTTCAGAGCGTCGTTCTCATTGCGCATCTTCTCGGCTTCCTCATTGGAGGCTTTTAGTTCGGCGAGCCTGGCGTTGACCGCCGCTTCGTCTGCCGTTTCGGGCATGCCCAGTGTCAGGGCGAGTTGTTTCAGTTCCATTTGCGGTTGGGTGTTGTTATGGTTGGTGTTGAGCAGGGGGAGCGGACAGTCCATGCCGTCCCCCAGCGTTATCTGTGTCCCGTCTTTGCGGAGTGTGATTGCATCGTCGTTGGCCCCGATGTCCACCACCGACACTTCGTATATACGGCTCTTTGTGACCGTGGGGCGGGTCTGTCCCTCCACGAGGTGCTCGGGGGCGGCGCTGGTCTCGAGGATGTCGATGCCTATGCTCACCATCCGCAGCGACCCTACCTCCCACTGTTTCTTACACTGCCGCGACAGCTCGGTGGCTGCGTCAAACACCGGCTCGCCGGTGATTTCGCCCCCCTCCTTGCGGATGTCCTTCATGTAGCCTATCACTCTGCCGCGCTCGTGCATGTACAGCACCACGGGGTTGCGTTCGTATTGCGAGGTGTCCACCCCGGCAGTCAGCACGCGGTAGCCGTAGCTGTTGACCCGGTCGCTGGTCAGTCTTACTCTTTTTCCCATTGCTCTTGTCTGTGATGTATGTCGGTTTTATGCCCGGGCTGATGATGCCCGGGACGCGGTGCAAGTTTAAGCACACACGCCCCCTCCCTCCAAAAAAGTGTGCAACCGTTGCATAAAAGTGTGCAACCGTTGCACACTTTTTTTGCCGTCACCGCTCCCGTGGGCATCTTTGCCCCGTATTGCACATCTATAGCTACTTATTATCACATCATCCCTGCATATGGCTACTACCAAAGACTACGAACAGAAGAAATCGCTCGCCCGCTCCCTTTTCATGTCGGGCATGGAACTCACCGAGATTTCCGACAAGGTGGGCGTCTCGCGCAACACGCTCTCGAAGTGGTGCGCGGCATGCGGTTGGAAGGAATCCCGCGCGGCCAAAAACATCACGCGCCCGGAGCTGGTCAACAAGCTCCTCCTATCCATCGACGCGCTCCTCGAGCAGACCAACGCTGTCCAGGACCCGGCGCAGATGGCGGGGCTGGCCGACAAGCTCGCCAAGTTCGCCGCGGTTATCGAGAAGCTCGACAAGAAGGCCAACATCATCGATGCCATCGAGGTCTTCAAGGCGTTCTCGTCATGGCTCGAGTTCCGGGCGCAGACTGACCCCTCTATCACGCTCGAGCTTATCAAGCAGGTTAACCACCTGCAGGACATGTTCATCGTTGAGTCGTTCA